GCGAAGGCGTATGCGCTGGCCGATAACCGGACGTCGGCGCTGGGCCGATTCGATGCGGGCGACCTGGCGGTAATGACCGCAGAGGTACATGCGGTCGACCCGCGGCTGCTCGAGGCGGCGTCGTTTACTGAAGCGGATCTGCAGCAGCTTATGGGCAAGTTCGGCCCGGCTGACGGTGAGCCGCCACGGCTTGACGAGCTGGAGCCGCGGCCGTGCCCGAAGTGCGGCTACGACACGGCGAATGACCCGGAGGGGCTGAAGGGATGAGGCTCACAGTGGCCCCCGCTAGCCACAAGGCCGCAGATCACGCAGTGTCTAACTGGCATTACTCGCGCAGGATGCCAGTTGGCCGCCTGGTCAAGATCGGAGCATGGGAAGACGATCAGTTCATCGGCGTCGTCATCTTCTCTCGCGGCTCCAACAACCATCTAGGCTCGCGGTTCGGCGTCACTTCTACGCAGATATGCGAACTGACCCGCGTAGCCCTGCGCGACCATGAGGCTCCCGTCTCGCAAGTCGTTGCGGCTGCTCTCCGTATCCTGAAGTCGAGCAGTCCAGGGCTGCGGCTCGTCGTCTCCTTTGCCGATCCGGGCGAAGGTCATCGCGGAGGCATCTACCAGGCTGGGAACTGGATCTATAGCGGGGTTGCGGAGCCGTCGCGGTTCTTTCGCATCAATGGCCGGCTGGTCCATGAACGGTCGCTGTCCGTCTCATTTGGCTTCACGAAGCGGCCCGGCCAGCACCGCACGCTGCCGCGTAACGTCGAGTGGCTGCGCGCCAACATGGATCCGGCCGCCGAGGAAGTCACGGTCCAGGGCAAGCACCGCTACCTGTACCCTCTTGACCGGGCCATGCGACGGCAGCTCAAGCCGCTCGCCAGGCCCTATCCTGCGGCCGAAGTGTCCATGGCGACACGTCCCGCCTCCGGCGGGGAAGGGCAGGTTCAACCCCTGCAGGCCGCTCTAACGACATGACTTCACCTAGGCCGCCCGCCGGGCTGCTCAAACCGTCGCGTGACCGGTGGCACCAGTTCTGGGCGAGCCCCGCCGCGAAGGCCGTGAACCTGGAATCGGACCTGCCTCGGCTGATCCGGTGGATCCAGGCCGCCGACGAGTATGACCGGGCCGCGAAGGTCGTCCGCGAGGCGCGTCTCGTCAAAGGCTCGATGGGGCAGCCGGTGCTGAACCCGCTGGTCACTTACCTGGTTCACCTGGAGGGCATCCTTACCCGGACGGAGAAGGAGTTCGGGATGACCCCGGCGGCGCGGGCACGGCTGAACCTGGATCGTTCCGCTGTGGATGGTGAGATTGAGGACCTCATGGCAGAGTTCAGCCGCACCGAGGTGGGCTACCCCGCCGACGCCCGGCAGGGCTAACCTCGCTGCGGGTGTCCAGAAGACGGCTGCGCTGCTCGGGTTCGGGACGCCGCTCGGCCCTGGCCTGATGCCGTGGCAGCATGACCTGAATGCCGTTGCGACCGAGCTGGACGACGACGGCCGGTTCGTGTTCCGGCAGGTTGTCGTCGAGGTGATGCGGCAGCAGGGCAAGTCGGTTGACCTGCTGTCGATGATGATCGCCCGCGGGCTGCGGCGGCCGGGTACGCAGATCGCGTATACGGCGCAGACGCGGCTTGACGCGCGGCACCGGCTGCTTGACTCGTGGTGGCCGCGGATCGCGCGGAGCAAGCTGGCGTCGCTGATCGACGTGCGCAAGGGGTCGGGGTCTGAGGCGCTGGTGTTCAGGAACGGGTCGATGCTGGGCCTGGTGTCGGGGACGGAGACGTCGGGGCACGGCGAGTCGCTGGACCTGGGCGTGATCGACGAGGCGTGGGCGCAGCAGGATGACCACCTGGAGCAGGCGATGCGCCCGGCGATGATGACGCGGGATGCGCAGCTGTGGGTGGTGTCGGCGGCGGGGACCGAGAAGAGCACGTATTTCCGGGGCAAGGCGGAGGATGGGCGTGCCCGTGCCGAGCTCGGCGCGACGGATACCGGCTGCTATGTCGGCTATTCGGCGGCGGATGATGCTGATCCTGCGGACCCGGCTGTGTGGCGGTCGTGCATGCCGGCGCTGGGGCTGACGGTGACGGAGGAGACCGTGCAGGCCGACTTTGACTTGATGGACCTGGCGGAGTTCCGCCGCGCGTATCTGTGCCAGTGGCCGGAGGTTGCGAAGCCGGGGTGGGGCGTGATCGGCGAGGACACGTGGGGTTCGGCTGCCGCGCCGAGGGCGCTGCTGTGAGCGGCGAGGTCGCTTTCGGGGCGGCGATCAGCGAGGACCGTAAGCACGGCGCGATCGTGGCGGCCGGGCGGGAGAAGGGCTGCCCGCGGCTGCTGGTGGACCTGGCGCCGTTTTACGATCATCCGCGGCTGCTGGTGGCGCGGATGGAAGTGCTGTACGCGAAGCATGACCCGGTTGCCGTGGTGGTGAACCCGAAGTCGCAGTCGGCGACGCTGGTGCGGGCGCTGGCCAATGTCGGGATTGTGGTGACGCCGGTGAAGGCCGAGGATGTCGCGGTGGCGCACGGCGAGTTCCTCGACCTGGTGAATGACGGCGGCCTGGCGCACCTGGACCAGAAGCCGCTGACGGACGCGGTGCGCGCAGCCCAGCAGCGGCCGTTGTCGGGTGCGAGCGCGTGGGATCCGAAGGTGCAGGTGGATCAGTCGCCGCTGGTGGCTGCGACGAACGCGGCGTGGGGTTTCCTGCGCTGGGAAGAGCTTGCCACGCCCGGCGTGTGGCAGATGTAGGAGGATCCGTGCGCTTGTCGGTCGTGCTGCTGCTGCTCGCGCTGGCCGGGGTTGTCGGCGGCGCGGCGCTGATCAGCGTGCCCGCGGTCGGCGCGGCGATCATCTTCGACAGCCTGTGCGTGGGCGTGTGGGCGCTGCTGCGTGATGACGGGGACCGGGCGCGGCCGTCGGTGCATGAGGTGCCGACGCTGGCGCAGGTGCTGGACAGGGCGCGGGCGTCGTGAGTCCGTACTACGCCGATGACCTCGTGACGCTGTATCTCGGTGACTGCCGTGAGGTGACAGCGTGGCTTGACGCTGACGTGCTGGTCACAGACCCGCCGTACGGCGAGACGTCGCTGAAGTGGGACCGCTGGCCAGATGGCTGGCTTGACGTGGCCGCGACGACGGCCCGGTCGATGTGGTGCTTCGGCAGTATGCGGATGTTCCTTGAGCATGGCGGCGAGTTCCGCGACAGCGGATGGAAGTTCAGCCATGACATCATCTGGGAGAAGAACACCGGAACCGGGTTCGCCGCCGACCGATTCCGTCGTGTCCACGAGCATGCGCTGCACTGGTATCGCGGGCGGTGGAGTGACGTCCACAAGGAAGTTCCGTCCGTAGCCGCCACACCAGAGCAGATGGCAAGGAACGGCAGTGCGGCGCGGCGCAGCGCCAGCGCCGTGCACTTGGGCGAGCGTAAGCGGATCGACGGGTGGACAGACAACGGCGCGCGCCTGATGCGATCGGTCATTAAGGCGGCGAACCTTCGGGGCCTAGCCATCCATCCGACCGAGAAGCCCGTCGATGTCCTTGATCCGCTGATCGCTTATGCCTGCCCGCTGGGCGGCACCGTCGCCGACCCGTTCGCGGGCTCGGGCTCCACGCTCGTCGCCGCTCGCAACCTCGGCCGCCGCGCCATCGGCGTGGAGGTCGACGAGCGGTACGCGGAGATGGCCGCGCGGCGGCTCTCACAGGGCATCCTGGTGGCGTCGTGAGGCTGCTTGACCGGCTGATCCGCCGTGACGGCTACTGGGAGGGCATGGCCTCCGGCGCCGCTGTCCTGACGACCTCGTACGCGTCGTCGGACCGTGAGGCGGTCATGCCGCAGATGACGGCGTGGGCGCAGCAGGCGTGGGGCAGCAACGCGGTGATCTTCGGCGCGTTCCTGGTGCGGATGGCCCTGTTTTCCGAGGCGACACTGCAGTTTCAGGCCAAGGACGACAAGCACCTGTTCGGGAACCAGTCGCTGGCCAAGCTGGAGCAGCCGTTCGGCCCTAACACGACGACAGGTCACCTGCTGTCCCGCATGGAACAGGACGCGGGCCTGACGGGCAACTCCTACACCTGGGATGCGCCGGGCGAGGACCGTCTCGTCAGGCTGCGCCCCGACTGGACGACGATCGTGTCCGAGCTCGTCACGGTGTCCGGCGGCGGCCAGTACCGGCGCAAGGTGGGCTACTGGGTTGAGCCGCCGAAGACCGCGATCAGCCAGGGGACCGGCCAGTTCTACCCGGCGGACGAGGTTGTCCACTGGGCTCCGGTGCCTGATCCTGCGGCTGAGTTCCGTGGCATGTCGTGGCTGACGCCGGTGTACCGGGACGTGCTCGGCGATGACGGCCTGTCGAAGTACAAGATCAAGTACCTGCAGAACAGCGCGTCGCCGAACCTGCTGATCCGGTATGCGCAGAAGCTGTCCTCGGGCACCGTGGATTCGGTGCGGGAGCGGATGCACGCCCGCTACGGCGGGGTCGACAACGCGTTCAAGACGCTGGTCCTGGACCAGGGCGCCGACGTCACCGTGATCGGCAACTCGCTGCAGCAGATGGATTTCGCGAACGTCGGCGCGGCCGGGGTTGAGCGGATCCTGGCGGCGGCCGGGGTGCCGGGCGTCCTGGTGGGCCTCGAGCCGCTGCGCGGCGCCGGGCGCGGCTACCAGGAGTCCATGCAGAAGTTCGCGAACCTGTGGGGCCGCCCGCAGTGGCGTTCGGTGTGCGGGGCGCTGTCGCAGCTCGTGGATGTCCCGGCGGGTAACCGGCTGTGGTTCGACACCTCCGATATCGCGGCGTTGCAGGACGGGGAGACGGCGCGGGCGCAGGCGGCGCTGGTGCGGGCGCAGGCGCTACTGGCGCTGGTGCAGGCCGGGTACACGCACGAGTCGGCGGTGGCCGCGGTCGAGGCGATGGACCTGTCGCAGCTGGAGGCGGGCGGTGTGGGGACGCCGGGGAGCTCGGCGCCGGTGCAGCATCTGCTGCCGCAGCAGCAGCCGGGTGTGACCGCTGACCCTTTGCCGCCGACTATGCCGCGGCTGCCGGTGGGGTCGACGTCGCCGGGTGACGGCGGGAACGGGACGCGGCCGACGCCGCGGCCGTCGAGCGCGCGGCGGGCGCTGAACGGATCGGATTATGGCTGAGACCAGCCCCGGCGACGCCAGGGGCACGGAGCGGCTTCACGAGTACTGGGTGCACGGCGAGGGCGCGGCGAAGATCCGGTGGGGTGAGCCTGATGACTTCCGCAGGTGCGTCGATCACCTCGGCAAGTACATCGCCGACGCTGAGGGCTACTGCAATCTCGCACATCACGCGGCCACCGGCATGTGGCCCGCGCAGCACGCGGAAATGATCAAGAAGGAGACCGGGAGGTCATCGGTGACAGTCACACAGCGGGCCGCGATGGCGACCGCCGACATCAACGACCTGCCGGACGATCAGTTCGGGTACATCCAGCCAGGCGGCAGCAAGGACACGTCCGGCCGCACCGTGCCGCGGTCGAACCGGCACTTCCCCCTCCACGACGCCGCCCACGTCCGCGACGCCCTGTCCCGGGCGCCGCAGTCCCCCTTCGGAGACAAGGCCATGCCGAAGATCAAGGCGGCGGCGAAGCGGCTCGGCGTCGACGCCGATGACAGCGGCGCGTCCCGGTCGCTGTTCGACCGGTCGGAGTTCATGCGGATGTACCCGCTGGAGGACATCACGATCCTGCGGTCCGCTGACGGCGGCAACGGCCGGATCGTCGAAGCCTACGCCGCGGTGTTCGACCAGCCCGCCGAGATCAGCGACCACGAAGGCCAGTACATCGAGGTCATCGACCCGTCGGCGTTCGACACGGCGATCGAGTTCGCCGGCCGGAACAAGGGCGGCCTCCCCGCGAACGTGAAGGTGCTCTACAACCACGGGATGACCGTGCAGGGCACCCCGTCCGAGCGCGGCTCGATGCCGATCGGGGTTCCGGTCGCGATCCGCGCGGAGGCCCGCGGCCTGCTGACCCGCACCGAGTACAACAGCACGCCGCTGGCCGAGGAAGTGCTGGAGAACATCCGGTCCGGCGCGATCACCTCCCAGTCGTTCACGGGGCGGATCATCCGCTCCGACCCGCAGCTGCGCCGCGGTGACCGGCACCGGCCGGACAGCGCGGGCAGCCTCCGCACTGTCCGCCGCATGAAGCTGGGCCTGCGCGAGTACGGCCCGGTCCTGTGGCCCGCATACTCGGGTGCCGAGATCCTCGGCGTCCGCATGTCCACTCCGGGAGGCGTCCCGGACCCGGACGACTACGCGCAGGCACTCCCTCCCGATGAGGGACCCGCCTCCGCCGCCGCCGACCCGCTTGCCAGCAATGAGCACTCGGCCCGGTATCACCAGCACGCGCTCTACCGGCTCCGTTCCCAGGAACTGCGGGAGAGCAAAGGGCTGACCTGGTAACCAGCCGAAAGGACCGTGGCATGGCCACGCTGCAGGAGATCCTCGACGAGCAGGCGAGGATCAAGAACGAGCTCCAGCGCATGGAGGACGACGACAGCGTCACCGAGGAAGACTCCGGTGACCTGCGCGACACCCTCGTCGAACGCTGGGAGCTGCTCGACAAGAAGGCGAAGCCGCTGATCGAGCGGATGGAGAAGGTCCGCGGCATCACCCGCGCGGCCGCCGACCCCGCGAACCTGGAAGGCCCGGAGCCGCGGTTCGGCACGCCGGACCTGCTGGTCCGCACGAACCGTGACCCGTACGCCGACCTCGAGGCCGTCCGCTCCCGCATCGTCACCCGCGCCGACCTGAAGGCCCGCGCCCTCGACGCGATCGAGGTCGAAGCCAGGCGCGGCAACATGAGCCACGACTTCGCCGAGGAAGCCACCCGCAAGGCGCAGGACAGCCCGGGTATCGCCCGGCACATGCTCCTCACCGGCTCCGAGGAATACCAGGAAGCGTTCCGCGCCTACATCGAGGACCCGGAGGGCATGGCCCAGCGTGCCGCGCTGACCCTGACCAACGCCAACGGCGGTTACCTGCTGCCGTTCGTGCTGGACCCGACGATCGTCCTGACCAACACGGGCAGCGCGAACCCGTGGCGGCGGATCTCCAACGTCAAGCAGACGACTTCCAACACGTGGAACGGCGTCACGTCGGCGGGCGTGAACGCGGCGTGGCTCACTGAAGGCTCGACCGTCACCGACAACTCGCCGACGGTCGGCAACATCGTCGTGACGCCGCAGAAGGCCGCCGCGTGGGTGTTCGGCAGCTATGAAATCCTCGAGGACACGGAC